AACCATTCTCTAACTCAACACGACCTTTGTTCCATTCCACAACACCTTGTTGCAACCACATCGGCAGATTTTCGTAAGCCAACTGGAGTTTACCTAAAATACCACGAGCAGTTTCACCACGGTTGGCAAGAACTGCAATTGATTGTGAATCTTGGAACAGAATAGTCCAAAGAAGATATGCAACTGTGGTGGTAGTTTTACCAACCTGGCGAGGACATTTCATAATAGTAAAACGATTATTATGGAACGTGTTAATCATGTCCTCTTGAAAGTCATACATTTTAAAAGGCACAACACCTTCATCAAGAGTAATAATCTTAATGTATTTGGCAAAGTAAATTGGGTCTTTAGAACACTTAATGTATTCTTCAACCTGTTCTTCCGTAAAATTAACCTGAACACCTACCCGTTTCAGTAGGGGGTTATCACGGTACGATTCTTTGTTTTTAATTGCCATCTAATAAATCCTTGGCCAATATTTTGGCATGAGGAGTATTTAGGTTGTCAGCATAATTATTGGCCACATGATGCACCCAACATCTTTCAAAGTTTTCTACCGGTACAACTGCACGATGGGAATATCCTTGTGGCACATTAAGATACATATTGCCGAGGTTGGCCGATTCTCTGATACCATAGTTGTGATATTGACCAATGTTTGCATACTGAGAATTCAAATGTTCAATAACATCTTCTCTGTCCATAATAAACATACCTTGATAAGGTTCAGGAAGAAAAACAAACTTTTGATTATCTAAAATGATGGCATCACAAGCACCAGGTTTTTTGGTAGAATCTAATGATACTGCAACACCATCTTTATATTCAATTCTATGAATGGCAGGAATAAAGTTTAAATTTAAACTTTTAAATAAACTTTTAGTTTGCTTCCAGTAAGCCATAGTTGTTGTAGTTAATTTCATATCATCTTCTAGGTACACATAATGAGTATAATCTGATTTTAAAAACTCTTGCATATACTTTTTGTGTTCCCATGTAAGATGGTATGGGTCTTTTAATCCGTGAGCATAATTGATGATGGTGTTGGATGGAAATATTTCATTACTATTGACGATGATGATGGTTTCATCTGTGGGAATTTCATTAATGGAAGAAATTACTTCATTAAGGTACTTTAATCTTTCTTCTACATAATGAAAACAAATATTCACAAACAACTTCATTACATTTTACCCTTTAATAGTTTACTCAATTCAGAAGTAGAACCAACAAAAATTGCTTTGTCGATAGTTGGACCATTAGAGGTTGCCTTCTTGGCATTCTCATCCATCTCTCGCATTTGTTTTTGTATTGCCAATAGTTCTTTGTTTGCATCTACCATATTTTTAAGTATGGTACCATAAACTTCAAATGCTCGTGGGTGTTGTCCTACTTTGGCAATTTGTAGTATTTCTTCCATGGCTTCTTTGCCTTGGTCAATAATACCTTGGAGATTTTCTTTTGACTGTTGGTAAGCATCAGTCAAGTCCTGTTTTAGGTCAGGATCGTTATAGTTTTGTTGAACCACAGGAAGTTTTTCTTGCTTAACTTCTTTCAATGGTTCAACATCAAACACTTCAGATAAGTTTTTATTCAATTCATTCATAGTATTTTATATAGGTTTAATATCCAAATCTGGTTTTATATGTTGCGTGTAACGATTGTATATCAGTCAAAGTTAATATGCCATTATATACTTTAACAAATGCAATATTGCCTGATTGAACTTCAGAACCAGATGAACGACTAAACAATCTTAATTGATTGAATCCACCACCGCCAGCATTTGTTGCGGTAAACGCTACAGATGTTGGTGCAGTATTTGTTGAAGTATATAAATTACCTGTGCTTGTTGAAGTATTCCATGTAGCAAAATCTAAATGCCAAACTGTATCAGCACCAGTTGATGGTAGGTTTACAGAAAAGTTAGGATAAAAAGTCTTTGGATTACCATTATAAGCACCCATCAACCAATCTTTACTTGCTTCACTTTGTGTGTTTAATAATCTACCCGCTGATGTTGCTGATAGCTTATATGCCATGAATACAGTATAACTTTGTCCAGTAACATAGTTTGGACCTCCATAGATAACATCTGTGCCTACGCTGCTCGACTTAACAAATGATCCACCATCGGCACTATTCCAAGCAAGAGAACCAGAATTTACTTGCGTTATAGTATAAGTTCCCGTTGCATCTGTTATAGCAGTAAATGGTGTTGCTGAATTATATGTTACAGTACCATTATTTGTAACAGTAAGTGGCGCAGCACTATAATCAGTTAACAATGTTCCACTATTTTGCGGCCGTATACACAATACTGTATTTGTAATTGGATAAAGTGGTTTTGTAGCTGGAGTAAAGTTTGCAGTATAAACTGCTGTTCCTTTAACTATTCTAAAATTACTTATACGACCGTTAAAATAACCATTGCCTTGTGATGAACTGTATCCAATTTCAAGTGTTCTGTTAGATGAACTATCATATCCAATTCCGCTTTGGGACATTACGGAAACACCATCTACATATAACGTTATGGTTCCACTAGCTCTTACTAACGCTATATGTTGCCAAGTATTTAAGTTTATTACTGTATTAGTAGCACTTTGATATTGACTTCCGTTCCAGTAAAAAATACCTCCACTACCATTAAGGTCTACATTATCGGTGTTAGTACCAAAGAACCACAATCTTCCTGAATTGCTAGTAGTATAGAACCAACCTTCTATTGTATAATCGGCAGTACCAAACGCAAACGCAGCATTTGAGGCAAGCGAAAGATATTGACTGGTACCATTTAAGTTAAAACTACCGCCTGTGCTAGGAAGTGCTACAAAATTAGCCGCATCTAAATCATAAACTAAAGATGCTGATATTGCGGCCGCAGCTGGTACAAATCGATTTCCACTATTATTCATAACCATTGCTGCTGACAACATTACGCTACTCCAGTACCATTAATAAACCATGTGTTTGCTGCAACTTGGATCAACGTAGCCATACCATATGTGGTAACATTTCGTGAAGCACTTGTTGTATTACCAGCAAGATACATTGATACGCCTGTATTGGGCGATACTGTTACGTTTGCACTTGATGATGTTCTTGAAATAATTGTAATTGTTACGCCATTAGAGAACGCCACATTGGCAGTTGTTGGTACATACAATATTGTATTGGATGCTTGCGTGTAATAAATGTGTTTGCCGGCATCACTTAATTGTAAAACATAATTTGTTGACTGTGCATTTTGCGGAATAGTTTGTGCAGCAGCCGTTATGTTTGTATTTTGAGTATTGTTCACACCTTGTATTACCAAAATAGCAGAAGCGTTAGAATTAATCCAAGTATTTTGTGTTGTTTGAACACCAAGCATTAAAGAAATATTAGCATTTGCTGTGGTTAATCCTCCAGCGATTACATTGGCTTGTGCAAAAGCCGCCCATGCAGCATTATTAGCAGTGGTGATATTGGTGTTTTGTGTTAAATTTACATTTTGAAGTGTGGTAATATTGTTTGTTGCAGTATTAGCAGTATTTCTAAATGCTTGGTCAATTGCCGTACCGGTAAATGCCGTATTTTGAATTGTATTGTCGGGAAATGTTAATGATCCATCTGGATTAAAATTCCATATTGTGGCGCCACCAAGACCAGTATTTGCTATTAATTGCACAAATGTGTTTGCATATATTTGTGCAGCACCGTAACCATAAGCAGTAAAACCGGACCAATCATCAATAACATTTGATGTCATTGTTATTTCATTTTGACCAACATTTCCTAATATTGCACCACCACGACTAAATTTTAAATCTCCGGTCATTGTATCACCGGACTTGCTTATTTTTGTATTTGAATTATTGTAGGCTGCTTGTGCCAAAGTTGTGGCCGCATTTGCTTGATTAAAAGCGGCTTGTGGTGAAGTGCCAATACCAGAATTGTTTGCAACATAACTTTCTGTTGCTAATCTTTTACCACCAACAGTTACACCATCATGAACAGTAATGGTTTTATTTGTTGAATCAATAATAATTTCACCATTTGCACCAGTTAATCCGGCAACAACAGTATTAGCGTATCTTTTAAATTGTAGTATTTTTGGCATTTTGAATTTTTAATTTGATAAATCTAATGAACCGGATTCACCCAACAAATCTTCGGTGCCATAGTAATCTGAAGTAGTTAAACCTGCACTTGTTACAATTACTGGAGCACCATTAGATTCTGAAATGGATGTTACATATGTATAATTACTATTGGCGTTAGCATTAGGTGGGTTTGGTGTAATAATAATTTGAGCAGTTTCAACAGGTCGTTGTGATATTATATTGTATGATGTAAAGATATAGTTTGAACTTGATACAACACCTGTAATAGGTTCATTTGACACAAAATTGCCATTGATACTTGTTAAATGTAATTGATTATTTTCCCACAACACAACTTTACCTGTGGCAGTTGAGGTGGTTGGAGAATAACCTTGATATACTATTTCACCAACTTGATATCTACCTTTGCCGGTATTGGCCATATTAAATACAACCGTATCATTACCCGTAATATTTGAAAGAATATTTGTAATAGATGTTCTAATTAATCCAGCAGATGATGTTGCACCAAACACAAAACCTTTAACAGTAAAGTTAAGTGTCCAAATAATCATTCTTGTTTCAGAACTATTATTACCTTCATATTCAATTTCATTCACAGCAGAATTTAAAATAACAGGTATCTCTTTTACAATACCCATTTCAGGAACCAAATTTAATTTGATTGTATAATCTGGTGCAAAAAACGGCATGATATGTTCAATAATTTGAGTACCATCTTCTATGTTTCTTACATAGATGTATAGATTAAAATCAAAATTATATGGAACAGGATTGTATTGTGCAATCACAGCATCATTGGAAGCTCTTGCAAAATTTTTAATGTTGGTATTTAATTTGCGTGAAGTGTCATATGTTAAACCTGACATTTCAAATGACATTCTTGGCAAAGTTGTTTGAACTTTTTTATCCAAGTTTGGATCATCTTCTAAACGGCGAACATACAGTTCTTTGGTGGCATACACAATAGGTACCAAGAATCTTTCTGCTTCGGAAAAATCTGGATTATAACGAACCAAAGTAATATCATCAAACAGTTTGCCAAAACCAACAACCATTTTTCTAACGATACGATTATAAGATGTATTTGCCATTATATGTTACCAAATGGATTTGATTCAGAGAAATCAATAATACCTTGAGCACTCAAATCAATTGTTTTATTGTTGTATGTTTCGGTGTAAGAATTGTCCAATAATGGGTCAAAGCTAACCAATGTGTATTGAGCATTACTACTTGCACCAATAATTTTCATACCGTTAACAAATGTGCCAGCAATATTAGTAACTGTTAATGTATTTGAGGATGGAATAAATGATTGAACCACAGCAACTGTGGTTGCATTTGCACGAATATTATTAGGTGCTTGATATACAATTTCTTTAGGTTGATATAAACCACTACCTGTTACATGGTTAATATTCAAACTGAGTGTGTAAGCATTGTTGGTAACCACCAAATCAATTTCATCCACACCAGTATCAATAATTTCTTGTGAGTATTTGAATTTCTCTAGGTTTAATTCATAAAAATATGGCTGAGGCCTACCCAACATATGCATATCTTTGGATTGTTCCGCAAATTTAATTTCAAACAATTCGCCGGTACCATTTAGAAATGGAATATAAACCAAATCACCTTCACGGGGTCTGGTAAATGTATTTTGTGGAACTCTTTGCTGAAAACTTCTGCGGGATAAAATTACATTAACGTCATCTTTAATTTCTAACCCAAATTTAGAAAAGAAATCTTTTTTACCAATGTAATCTAATGGATCAGAAGAAAGATACATCTCCAAAGGAAATGCTGATTGAAACTTTTTAACTGGATCTTCACCATAAAGTAAATCTCTGGCCGCATCGTTATCATTAGGAAGATAAAATGCATCAAATCCCATCATTTTGATGGACTCTACAATTAAATCTTCAACAAGGTCCTGCTCGCCGGTAGATTTATAGTTATTAAAGTATAAATTTGTTGGCATATTAGTTCATCAAGAAATCTAAAGGCGCACCATATTCGGTTTGCATCTCGGTTTCAAGCTTCTCAATTTCACCAACCGCTTCTTCATAAATTTTATCGCCATTTAATGTAACTCCACCTGGCAATTGAATACCAGAAAACTTTTTAAGGTTATTTCCCCAAGTTCTCTTAATCAAAGCGGTAGCATACTCTTTTAACCAACGGTCATTCCATACTTTTTGGTAAATTGCCGGATCAATATTCGCATAACATTCGGCAATAACAACTGTACCAACTGGTGCTTCGGATGCTCCCCACGCCCAATCAATATACAATCTTTGCATATGCCTTTGGAATCGAATAGGAACCTCTCCAGAGAATAATAACTCCAATGAACGTAAGTGTTGCATTGTCAAGGTATAATTGATGTAAGAGGCGGAGGTGAAGTCGTAGAGTTCGTTTAATCTAAGTTGATATCTTAGGTCAAACATTGAAACGGAAGCTTGTGAATCTTGGACTGGAAATATTCTGGTAACACCAATAATTTCCATATGATTATTTGATGTATCTTTGGCATCCGTTAAATCTAGGTATTTTTGGTTGATTTCGGTTTGACCAATTTTCTTGATGTAATACACTTTTTGTGTACCATCAAAATGATAATCTTGCCAGTATTGCAACGCATCGTCAATGCGGTCCTCAATTTGGTCTTCGTCAAGGTTCAATTCAATGACAGGAAAACCCAATCTGCGTAGGCAATAATTCTTAAAATCTGCTCTGTTAGAAATGGATGGCATATTTGTTCCTCTTTATTATGAGGTATTTATTAAGCCTAGGATGTGCCTTTTCAATAGGCCAAAGAAAAAGACCGGCCGTAGCCGGTCTTATAAACCGCCACTAATTAAGTATTAGCAATGTGTGGGCCAGCAATCATAACCCAAGAAGTGTTTGCTTCTTCCCATGCATATGTTCCTGTTGAAACATCAGGCATTGGACCAGGAGGATTAGGTGGTTCCCAAGAAATTGTTGTTTCATTCAATACCCATGATGGATATGGTTTTGGTGGAATGAAAACATCCTTTTCACGGTCATATGTAAACCCTAAGCCTGCATAGTTTCCACGCAAAGCTTTAGATTGGTCATCTGACGGTACTGGTGGATTGCTGTTTGGTACATAATGAACACCACCACGGGTATTATATGACGTTTGAATCCACTCACCAGGTGATGTGTCAACAAAACTGTTAAAGAAATCTGGTTCAGCAACAATAACTTGAACCACTTCACCGCTTACTACTTTTGCATAGTGTCCCATTTTTACTTCTCTCCTTGAATAGACTATGTTATATTTATTTAAATGCTTGGCCTCGCATCCAAGCTACTGCTGAATACCGTGTACCTCTTGTTACTGGTGTTACTTTATGATAAACCATCGAAGGGAACACGATTACACTTCCACGCTTCCTAGAAAACGTGTGTGTGTCCGTTTCGTTCTTGCCTGTTTTTAAAATTAATTCCCCACCTTCATATGTATCGGGGTCTGTCATTTGAATCGAACAACTCAATTTACGTTGCCAATTACCTTCATCTGGTGCAAATGTGTCCATATGATAATCATAAAAACCACCAGTAGTATATCTACCTAACTGCACATTTTCCATACCAGATAAATCAAAATTCCATTCAGCACTTTTGTTTGCTGTTTGTATATAATTAAAAATTGTATCAAACATTTCTGTTGCTGGTTTTACCCAAACAATTTGTGTTTTTCTAATCGATTCATCTAAATCAAATTTTTTATTTGCCGTATCAACATTAATTGTGGCATTTTCAACTTTGGTTTCATCAAAATGTTCTTTAATCCATTTATCCAAATATTCTTCTTTTATTTCACTTTCCCAAAACCAATAATAATTCTTAAACATAATAAAATCCAATCAATAATTAAGTAATAAAATTTCCTGATGCATAAAATTGATGAACAGTATAACCACCGGAAGTTATGACTGATGTACCGCCTGTTGCTCTCTGTGCTCCTGGATATCGAATAATAACTACACCAGATCCACCTGCACCACCATTTCTTCCATATAAATTTGGATCATAATAACTTCCGCCTCCACCTCCGCCACCACCTAAGTTTGCTTGGCCTGATGAACCTGCTACTCCATAACCTCCACCGCCGCCACCACCGGATCCTCCACTACCATTTCCAGAATAATAATTAGGAGCGTTGTGAGCATTTTGACAACCGCCAGCGCCACCACCACCAGCATATGTTGCAGAAGTTCCAGAAATTGAAGTTGTTATTCCTGGACCTCCTGGTCCCGATTGATAACCACTTGGGTTTGAATTTGTTCCTGGACCTCCTGCACCACCGCCGCCTCCACCAAATCGGCCATTTCCCATTGGGCCTCCGCCGCTGACAGAACCTCCGGCATTTCCTTGGCCTACTGTTCCTGCTCCTCCTGGATAACTAGGATTAGAAGTTGCTGCACCACCACCAGATCCTCCTGGAGTTCCTGATTGTGAATCAATTACTCCTGCGCCACCACCAATTGCGGTTTGTGAAAAAGCGGTTGTATTTACTCCGTTATATCCACTCGAACTGGATCCAATTCCTGCACCACCACCAGAACCAATAACAATTGGATATGTTACTCCTGGATTAATATTTTGTGCATTGATATACAAATATCCACCAGCACCACCTCCTGAACCAACCCAACTTGCACCACCTCCGCCACCACCACCAGCAACCATCAATACTTCAGCTTGAAATGTTCCGTTGGTGAATACAGACCAACCTACACCATTGGCAGTTTGACCATAAGATTCAATGATAGCATTATCAGTATTATAACGCATCATTCCGTAAGCAGGATTCTGTGGTCTTTGAGCAGTTGTTCCTGATGGTAAAGTTAACGCACCGGTACCTGTGTCCCGAAATCCGTTTACTGAATCAAATACTAATGCCATTGTATGCCTCTTTTAAATTACAGTCCAAATAGAACCGTTTGCAATTGTAACTGTTACTGTTGGGTCGGACAACGTAAGTGTTCCGGCACTATAAACTTGTTTACCTGGTGTTGATGTAAAGGTTTCTGTGATTGTATTTGAGTTTTCATAAAATACTCCACCTGTTGCTCCGCCACCACTACCTCCACTACCACCGCCGGCTCCTGTTCCAACTGCTTGCCATGCATTTGTATATATCTCTAAGGAACTAGAGTTACTATTATATCGAACTGTACCGCTTTGTGGATTAACCGGTCTTTCTAGTGTAGTACCGGTTGGAAATATAATTCCACCATTTGCTGCAGCCACATTGACCACACCATGGTCAGAATACAAATAAAATATATCTGTATTAGGTGCTGTAATAATACTTATCTGATTATTAACAGCAATGTTGGCCGCACTTTGTTGTACCTGTAATGTAACAACTTGTTTTGCTAAGTCCACTAATGCTGAGGCACTTGCTTCAATTGCAGCATTGGCTGCGGCCGCCAGTTCTTCAGTTGTGGCCATAATTTATATTAAGAATAATAATTACCAGATGATGTGTAAGTGTGAATAGTATATCCACCAGAAGTTGTAACAACACCACCTGAAGCTCGTTGTGCTCCGAGATAAGCAATAATTACGGTACCTGATCCGCCTTGGCCAGCATTACCTCCGCCACCTAATCCTGGAGTTCCGTTGCCGTTGCTGGATCCACCACCTTGGCCGCCTCCACCGTAATGGCTTCTACCGCCTTGTGTTCCTCCTCCACCGCCAGCATAGTATGTAGATGTGCCAGTAATTGAGTTTTGCACTCCTATTCCACCACTACCACTAGCGCCTCCAGGTCCTGATGTTCCGCCACCGCCAGATCCACCGGCACCACCGCCACCTCCGTATGAGTGACCCCAATCTTGGTTGTGATAACCTGTACCGCCGGGATTTCCTTGACCTGCTGTACCTGATACAGGAGATCCGTATTGATTATGTCCGTTCCATCCGGTGCCGCCGCCTGAACCACCTACTGCGGCAGATGCTCCACCACCGGTAGCAGTTACGCCGTTAAACGAGGTGGCGCCGCCGCTACTAGAACCGCCCGCACCAACCACAACACTTAAAGTTTGACCTGATGTAATAATTTGTGAGCTATTGTAAATCATTCCTCCGGCACCACCGCCACCACCACCTGTACCGGCACCACCTGCAGCAACTAATAATACTTGTGCTGTATATGTTGAAGTTGTTAAGATTCCCCAGTTATTTGCATTGGTAGTATTGGCGGTGTTACCAAAAATTTCAACCACGTTCAAATCGGTATTGAAACGCATATAACCTTGTAATGGGTTGGCTGGTCGTTGTGCAGTTGATCCTTTAGGAAGACCTAAAGCACCGGTTCCGGTATCATAAAATCCTATACCTGTTGCATCGTAGATTAAAGCCATTTTTAATTCCTTTTAATAATTTATTAGGCTATAAAAGTGCCTGAAGATAAAAACGTATGTGTGGTAAATGTGTTTGTTGGATTAGAACCTTGATTAAAGTAAGTTGCACCACCAAGAGCTCTTGGATATCCAGCGTATGAAATGATTACAATACCTGAACCACCAAGGTTATTCGAACCGCCACCACCAGAATTATCTAGGCCTGAAGATCCGGTACCACCACCTCCACCAGCACCGCCTCCGCCATAGTGTGTTCTAGCACCTTGGCCTGAACCGCCACCGCCAGCATAATATACAGATGTTGCACCATCACGGATTGAGTATGCTGCGCCTGAGCCACCAGAACCTCCAGCACCTCCAGGTCCTGATGTTCCCCATCCGCCACTAGCACCGGCACCACCACCGCCTCCGTATGAGTGACCCCAATCTTGGTTGTGATAACCTACACCACCAGGATTTCCTTGGCCAAAAGTTCCAGGAACAACAGGTCCCCATTGATTGTGTCCGCTCCAGCTATTGCCGCCACCCGAACCACCAATTGTGCCTGCTGCTCCACCACCAATTGCAGTTACGCCGTTAAATTGACTATTGCCTCCGTTACTACTATTGCCGCCGCCACCAACAGTAACGGGATAGCTTCGGCCACCTTCGAGTGACATTGCAGTAGTATATAACAAACCACCAGCACCACCACCTCCACCACTTGATGAACCACCACCAGCAACAATCAATACAGATGCTAAGTAATTTCCTGAAACGAATGTTCCCCAAGAATTGGCTACGTTGGCTGAACTGTTTGCACCAACACCATAAATTTCGATGTTCTGTAAATCGGTATTATAACGAATAAAACCTTGACGAGGATTTACCGGACGCTGAGCGGTTGTACCTCTAGGTAGACCAACGGCTCCTGATCCTGTGTCATAAAATCCTACTCCTGCTGGGTCAAATACTAATGCCATAATTTCCTCTTAAACAATTTTCCATATTGAATTTGCAATTGTTACTACACCTGATGTATGAACAATAGGTGCCACCGACAAATAATTTTTACCTACTGTTGCTGTAAATGAAGCAGTAATTGTATTACTACTTTCATAAAATATACCGTTTGTGGCACCACCTCCACCACTTGATGTTGCGGCACCACCAGAACCTACGTTGGCCCAATATTGTCCGTTGGCAGATTCAAGTGAGTTTAAATCTGTATTATAACGAATCATACCTGCCGTATTGGCTGGGCGCTGAGCAGTATTACCTTGCGGTACCATCATTGCGTTGCCATCAGGCAACATTGCGGCTAGGTTACGATTCTTTGTCATGATACTCTATTTATTTACGTTGTGGATTAAGATACAAAAGTTCCTGATGAAGTGTATGTGTGAATTGTGTAACCAGCAGTTTGTGTTATTGTACCGCCTGAAGCTCGTTGTGGTCCAAAATAACGAATGATTACAACACCGGATCCACCAGCAGCACCGGGTAATAATACTGTGGGTTCGTAACCTCCACCACTACCACCACCGCCTCCTAAATTTGTTGTACCTGCGGATCCTGATGACCAACTGTTTACTCCGGCTGCACCGCCGCCTCCTGATCCACCTAAACCGCCGGTTCCTCCTGGACCCGGTGTAACATATACTCCTCCTCCGCCGCCGCCGCCATAAGTTAATGTTGTTCCAGAAATACTGCTAGTTGCACCACTACCGCCGTTACCTCCGGTAACTGTAGGAGATACGCCAGATCCATTACCTCCTGCGCCGCCAGCACCTCCGCCTCCACCGCCGCCGTGAGCTGAACCGGTTCCTCCTGAGTTTCCTTGTCCTGGTGTTCCTGATCCTCCTGCCGTAGAGCTACATCCTCCACCTCCTGATCCACCACTTGGTGCCACAGTACCTCCAGCGTTACTACGGCCACCTCCACCACCTAGTGCTGTAACTAAAGCTCCAATGGATGAATTTGTTCCACTAGGTGAAAACGTATCTCTCCATCCAACACCAGAACTTCCTGTCATACCAGAACCTCCAGCACCAATTGTTACTGAATAAGTTACTCCTGACAATATAGTAGTAGTTGCAGATATCATTCCGCCGGCACCACCTCCACCAGAAGCATAACCCGCAGTACCTCCTCCGCCACCAGCAATAACCAAATATTCAATATTATAATTTCCAATTGGTGAACTTTGGAATCCGTTGTATGCAACCCAACCTTTATTATTATCCGTATATACAAGACCAACAGAAGCTGTGCTTGTTGTTAATGCAACGTTGACTGTGTTGGCGTTTATTCTACTACCATTTGGAAAGAAAATTAATCCGTTAGAACTAAAATTACCACCATAATCCACAAAAGTAATATTATCACCTAATGTTGGACTTGCTGGTAATGTTACTGTTACATTTCCTGTTGCAGTATTAACTAAGTAACCATTATTTTTTACTGCGATAAAACTGGTGTTTTGAACTGTTGGAATCCAAGTAACACCACCAGAACTTGCTGCTCCGGATCCTACGTTAGCCCATGCAGTACCATTAGCACTTTCTAGTGCATCGAGTGTGGTGTTATAACGAATATAACCTCTAGTAATTGGTACTGGTCTTTGTGCAGTTGTTCCTACAGGTACATGAAAGAATCCAGTAGATGTTGTATTAGCATCATAAGTAGAAACTAATGTAGTTGATGTACCTAATACGGATGTGTTTGCTAGATTTCTTGACTTTGCCATTTATATTCTCTTAGCCTACAAAAGTTGCTGAAGATGTGAAGGTATGTATTGTATAACCGGCATTGGTTGTTATAGTGCCGCCTGTACCTCTTTGTGGTCCATAATAAGAAATAATTACAATACCTGAACCGCCTGTTCCGAATGTTGCTTGGCCTCCGCCTCCGCCACCACCTCGATTGGCAGTACCTGCTGTACCAACTCCACCGCTTCCGCCAGCTCCTGGTCCTCCACCACCTGTACCACCAGAAGCTCCGGATGCTGGTTGGTCTGTTCCTCCACCACCTCCACCACCATAATACGTTGCTGTACCTGATATACTATATGATGTTCCTGGTCCTCCAGCTCCTCCAGCTGTGCCCACACCATTCACTCCGTTGCCGCCAGAACCACCACCTCCTCCACCGTTTGTGTATGAAACTAATCCATCAACACCAATTCCTCCTGGATAACCTTGGCCAGAAGTTCCTGATCCACCCGTAGAACCTGGTCCATAAGTTGTTCCTGCTCCAGACCCTCCAGGATATCCGGTTCTAGTAGAAGTAACTTCACCGCCTCCGCCACCAATTGCAGAATTATTTGCAAAAGAAGAATTGCTTCCATTATAAGAAACATCGTGTGCGCCACCGGATGATCCGCCGGCACCAACAACCACAGGATAACTTATTCCAGGTATAATAGTTGTGTTAGCATATATGATACCACCTGCACCACCACCAGCAACATATACTGCACCGCCACCACCAGCAACAATTAACGCTTGCACAGGATAAATGCTATAAGCAACGCTTTGCCATGTATTACCTCCAACATAAACTTCCATTTGTGTATTTGATGTATTCCAACGAATTGTTCCGTTAGCTGCATTGCTTGGTCTTTGTGCTAATGTACCAGTAGGAATAATTAATCCACCAGTTGCATTACTAGAATCTATAATACCACCAGCAGAGCTAATGTATACATTTCCTGTGAGTGATGTTAAGTTAGCCGCAGAACCTGATGTGCCACTACCGCCTGAACCTACGTTTGCCCATGTGGTTCCATTTGCTGATTCTAGTGTTCCATAATCAGAATTGAATCGAATTAATCCTGTTGTATTTGCTGCAGGTCTTTGTGCAGTATTACCTACTGGTACTGAGAAGTTTGAACCATTAGCAAAGTTTACGTTACCTGAAATTGTTCCACCACTTAATCCAAGATAGATTGTATTTGCTTGTGCTGGTGTTAATGCATTTGCCACATTGTATGCTGGAAATGTATAGATATTTAATTCATCACCAGCTGAAGCCGCAGATACCAACGTAATACTTGTTCCGTTTGTTGCAGTATATTCGTTAGTATTTTTTAATACAACACCGTTAAGAGTTACAACGATGCCATTTACTGTATATGTAAGTGAATTTGAGTTTGCATCTGATCCAGAAAATACTGATTGACCAGCAGTAGCAACAAACTGATATGTTGTAATAGTTGTGTTGGCTGCTGGACCTGTGGCGCCTGTTGCACCTTGTAAAAATCCTGAGCCTGCGATAGTATTTTGATAGATAGTCATTTTTTAAGCCGTAAAATTGCCTGATGTTAAAAAGGTGTGAACAGTATAACCACCCGTTGAAGTTATAGTTCCTCCTGAACCTCTAACTGGACCAAGATAACGAACAATAATTATTCCTGATCCACCAAGACCTCCGTTAGCAGTTTGGCCTCCACCACCAGCGCCACCGCCACCACCGGTATTTGTTCCACCATTACCTCCAACTGTTGTAGCGCCACTTCCCGCTCCTCCTGGATTTCGGCCACCAGAACCACCGGGACCTCCAGTATATGTTGCATTGGCTCCGCCACCTCCACCGCCACCTTGGCCACCGGTGCCTCCTGTGGCATAGTGTGTTCCACCACCGCCGCCACCTGCATAATAATAACTATTTCCATCTATTGTAGATAATTTACCTGCACCGCCATCACCTGATGGTGCCGAAGCATTTGCTGGTAAACCTCCAGTAGCATTTGCTCCGCCACCCCCCGCTGAAGCATGATTAGCAGTATTAATCCAGCTTACTGGACCTCCGCCTGCATTTCCTTGGCCGGCCGTTCCTGATCCTGCACCACCAGATGAATTTGAATATATCCATGTTGCGCCGCCGCCAGAACCTCCTGGCTGTCCGTTACCGTAGGTTTGCCAGTTTCCGCCGGCACCACCACCGACAGCTGTTATATTATTAAATGATGAACTTGATCCGTTACTAATGTTTGAACCGCCAGCACCAACAGTAACTCCATATACGGTGCCAGAAACAACATTAACAGAACTTGTTAAAAATCCTCCTGCGCCAGCACCTCCGGCACCCCAGTTTCCTCCACCACCTCCACCAGCAACAATTAAATATTCGAGTGAATAAGGACCAACAGCTAAACCACTACTGTAATTTAACC